ACTCAAACTGCAGATCTTGAAAATAAATATAAAGATTTAAAACTCCAACAAGAACAAATTGCAAAAGAAAAAGCCGAAGTAGAACTTTTAAAACTTCATCCTGACTTTAGTGATATTCGTTCAAAAGATGATTTTCACGAATGGGCTGAACAACAAGATCCTACTATTCAAGGTTGGTTGTATGAAAATACAGCTAATGCTAAGTTAGCTGCTAGAGCTATTGATCTATATAAAATGGATCGTGGTGTAAGCAAACTAACTAAAAAAGAAGAAAAGGATGTTAAGAAAGAAGCTGCTAAAGCAATTTCTAAAACTAAAAAAGCTACTGATTCTGATATACCAAAGAAAAAAATTTGGACAGCTACTGAGATTTCTAAATTGAAACCTCATCAGTTTGAAAAATTTGAAAAGGAG